ACAGCGCCTTTTCCACTAGCAGATGTATCTTTTTTCATCTCTGCTTCACTAAGTTCGTTTTGAACTTCAGCTTCTAATTCCTCAATTGTCTTATCAAGTTCTGACATTTGAAGTCTCCTAAGTTAATATTAATCCTTATTACATTATATTTATAATTTTATAACTTTTTAAGGAATTTTGCGAAAGCCAATGCTTGGTAATTCGCTTTTCTAGAACGAATATTTCGTTCCATTTCGTTCTTGATTTCCGCTACTTCTTGTTCTTGTAACAATCCATTGTTCCATACCCACTCTTTACCTTCCATAATTCCGTCTACGAAAGCATTAGGTGCAGAAGGGTCTGCAACAATGTCAGCAGCAGTTGCAAGATAGAAATCGTCTTTTACATAGTTTGCACCATTCTTTGATTCCAAACTACCCATACCCCTTGAGGATACTGCGAGTTTACCACCATCATCCATAATATTCTTAACAATGTTACCCATAGGTGTTGACATAACTTTTGCTTCACCGATAAAGTTTTTACCGTCTGCTTTAAGTTCTGTTACCATATGTGATACTTTGTCTAAATTTACTGTCGGGCCATCTGGGTGTCCTAGTTCCCCATATGCACGATTTTGTTCAATAAATTCTTTATTGTATCTTTTTACTTCTTTATCCAAGACTTCAAAAGGATACACCCTACCATTACGATTTTTAATCTCAGATTGCATAAAGACGCCTTTTAACTTGTAATTTTTCTTACCAGTTTTATCGTCTTGCTCTGTGATATATTCTACATTATCTACAAAATTTTCTGAAATTAATCTCATAGTCCTATCCTTTATTTAAGGTTATTAAATCCAGAAACTTTTCTAAGTTTTAACCAGATTGTACCTACAGATGCACTTCCATTTGTCAAAAGAATATCACCAGTTGCACCAGAACTGCCTGGGTTTGGAATAGATGGCATTCCTACTGCACCAGTATTATATGCACCACTTCCATTAAGTGATAGTGCAACATCATTTGAGGTTGCATCAAACAAGATATTAGTTTGATTACCAGTTGTCCATTGACAACTAACAATACTTAATCTTGGGTTTGAAGCAGCACCTTCCAATTCAGACGCATCAACAATTAACGCATTTGTATTAGTACTAGTTGTTGTTACCTTTACGGTTGTTTCAAAATCTTTATCCGATAGGATTACTGCACTAACTGCCATATCCATACTCTCCTAACATTTCTCTCTCAAAGTATTTATGCAGTTCTTTTTCACGCACTTTGTACTTCTGAGCGACATCTTTTATAGTTTTCTCAAAACTATTTAGGAAATCTGAAGGTTTCGCATCCATTTTCTTAAAAATATCGTCTACTGCCTGTTTCATTTTAGGCGACAGTTTCCGATATTCTTTAGTTTTTTTATGCTCGTCCTTTTCAGGCAAGTCAATTTGATTGAACGTCTTCATCTTCCTCAATCTCTGGAATGTGTTGCGTTACCATTGTATTCGCAACTTCTCTTCTTCTGATTTCCAATGCATCTCCAACCTTTGATTGAATAGCATTTTTAAAATGTGTTTCTGCATCAAGATTATCTCCAGATGCGATTGCGTCAATTATTTCTCTAGTCATTTTTTATCCTCACTAATTGTAGGGTCGTTTGACATCATCATGTCATCTTCTTCACCACCACCCTCATCTTCTATTTCTTTTGACATTGTTTCTATTTCTTCATCAGTCTGACGAAGAACATTCTTTTGAACCCATCTCTTGGAAAAGAAGTTACCAACATAAGGTTCTAAAGTTCCTAACATATCTATTCTTTCTCTCAAGATTTCAGCATCACGCAATTCTGCAAAATGTCCATCTTGTAGAAAGTCATAGGTGATATGTTCTTTCATACTATCCCATTCTTCTTCTGCGATAACACCAGTAAGAATTAATTGTGTTCTCAGAATGTCGTGTAATAAGACAGTAAATTTCTTTCTTAGTCTTTGTACAAACTTAGTAAATTTAAGTTCATCTCTTGTAATCTCTGTAGACCTACCTAATGAAAAGTTCTGTTCTGCTTCCATTCTTGAAATAGGTACATTCAATGACCTATACAGTTTTCTTTGGAAGTATAGAATATCATCAATCTCACCAAGATTAGAACCGCCAGGCAAAGTAGTAATCTCTGTTCCTCTACCACCCTCTCTTCTTGGCAACCAGAAATCTTCTAACATAGACATATGATTTCTATCATCACGAATTTCACCAGTAGATGCATCATATACTAGTTTGTTACGATAACGATTCATAACATCTTTTAGATATTGTTCTGCTTTAATCTTAGGTAAGTTACCTACATCAATATAGAAAATTCTACGTTCTGGTGCTCTTGAAATACGATAGATTACCAAACTATCTTCAATCATTCTAAGTTGATTTACTGGTTTGATTGCTTTATGTAAATAGGAAAGTACTGTACCTTTATTCTGGTCTATTAATCCAGATGGACAGTATGCGATAGAGTCTTTTGTAATCTTTAATCCATTATTTACAGAACCACCAGTAGTAATTCCATATTCATTATAGATAAAAAACTCTTCTACTTTTTGTTTTTCTTCTACACCAGTAATAGGATTAGGTTTGCCAGAAATCTTTTCCCTCACCTTTTTCATTTTCTGAGGGTCAATATATCTTAACTCTGTAATACCTTTTCTTGGATTTTTCTTATCAATCACCTTATGGTAGTAAATCCTACCATCAACGTACCATCTACGAAAAATATCATGTCCTTTTTCTTGGAACATCATGAGTTGTAAAACTCTATCAAATTCTTCACGAATTCTTTTCTTGACTGAAGAAGACTGATTAAGACCATCTAATCTAAGTGAGATGGGTGCATCACCCTCATTAGAGGCAATACCCTCACTTACAATATCTTCAATCGCACTATCACACTCTGGTTGTTGTGCAATATGTCTATATCTTTTAATTAGGTCATACTGGGTCTTATCCTTTCCCTCTGTGTCATAGACTGAAGAAAAGAATCCACCAGTTGCAATATCTTCTGCACCATCATCAGATGAAGGCAGAGAAAAAGTCTCTGCCTCATCTTTTTTTCTAGTGATACGAAAACCAAACAATTCCGCCATCATAAACTCCTTATAGGACTATTTAGTAGAACTATTAGAAGTTAACTGCTGATGCTTCGAAGTGTGTGTATCTCCAAGTGATGTCAAAAGTTTCAACTTCAGTAGTTGCATCATAACTTAAATCAATAGCACTAGTAGAAACTGGGAAACAATTTCTTAAAATGTAAGATTTAAGAACTGTATCATCTCTATCTAGTTGTTCTACTGTCAAATCAGCAGTATAATCTGCAACATTTGAAAGACCAGTATTTGCTTGGAAATCATTCATAGCGTTTTGCCATCTTTCCATGGCATTTCTAATCATGAAATCTGTATCGTTTAATACTGTAGTTGTCCATTGTTCAAACTCTCTATCACCAGCAAGGAATAAACTTCTTCCTCTGAAAGTAACTGCAACTTCACCAATGGTTGCCCCTGGCAGTTGTCCAGTTCTGGTTAAGAAAGATGTTCTTCTAACATCTAGACCAGTTGCAATTGCTCCTGGCGTATTAAAGGTGATTCTGAACTGATTAGCTCTTGCACCACCACCGACAAGGTTTGCTTTAAATTCATCAATCGTAGCCATCTAATTACCCCCCTATCTCTGAAAATGATACGCCAGTCCTAACTGCGATAAAGTTAAGTTGAATAAAGTTAATTGAACGAGCAGGTTTGATGAAGATGTCTGCAACAAACTCATTCCTATCAATTACTTCACCAGTATTATTAGTTCCATCTGCAACAACAGAGAAATCAGTAATACCTCTTCTACCTTGAATATCTCTCAAGAAAGGTTCAACTAAGTTTCTAAACTGTGCTCTTGTAAATTCATCATTGAACTCAAAGAGTTGGAATTTAGATGCAGTTGCGATTGCTTTTTCAAGAAGAATAAACAATCTACGAACATTAATTCGGTCAAACGCACTTGGTTTTGCAAGAGCAGTTTTATCACCGAACATGATTGTACCTTGGCCTGGGAAAGAAACAATTGGATTAATTCTAGCAGGATAGAGAATATCTCTTTGTGCTTTGGTTGGGTTAAACGCAAGTTTAACTGCACCACGAATTTGTCCTCTGTTAAATCCAGCAGGAGAGAAGAATGGGTCTGCAACATTGTCTGTGTTTGCACAAAGACCAGCAATATCACCATTCAAAGGTACAAATCTGAATACATCATTGAACTTATCAAATTGGAACTTGTATCCACTATCGAATACTGCATATGAAGAACTTGCAAGGTTATTAAAGAAACTTACAACATTTGATGCTTGTGTAGTAGAGTTTGCAACATTTACTACATCATCTCTTCTTGGTGAGATGAATACAACAACGTCTTTTCTTTTTTCTGCAATATCAATCAGATTAGTTGCGTGTGTAATACCATCAGTAGATGCTGGTGATGTACCAGCCATGATGAGATTTACATCAACTGTTTCTGCATCTTCAAACTCTGTGTATGCAGTATCTAGTTCACCAACTGTTAAAGCGTAATCATCTGTACCACCACTTAGTGAGAAAGGAATTTCACCAGTAGTACCAGTTCCAACTGGGAAAGCATCACCAGATGTTCCAGCAGTACCAGCGGCAATCTTACCACCACCAGCACCAAGTACTGAATGATGGTCTAACCAGTATACAAATGATGATTGTTTAAAAATCACATCTGGGTAATAGTTAGTTCCACCTTGTGGTGTTTTAGCACCAAAGGCCTTAGATACAAATGCATATGTTTCCAGAACAGAAGTTGTTCTTTCA